TTCATCGAGTTTCCAGTCCGTCAGAGCTTCCTGATAGTCCTCGAGCGTTTTGAAGTTTTCGAGCTTCGGCTTGCCGGCAGCGGCGGGCTGCGCGGGTTCCGAGGGCTTATCGTGCGGTGGCGTCACCGGTTGCCCGGCGATCAACCGCTTCAACTCCTCGTTTTCCCTGGTCAGCCGTTCAATACGACGCTGGCGTGATCCGCCTTTGCCTTTGCCGGCCGGCGCTGCTTCGTCCTGCGGTTCGTCGTCTTCCTGTTCCCCTGCTTCCTGATGGTCTTCCGTTTCCGAGTCCGGTTCAGTTTTGGCCGGCGGTTTGTCTTCCGCGGCCGCGGATGTGGCTGCTTTTGGTTCGGGCAATTCACCGGTTTCGCGCCACTTCGCAAACTCCCGAAAATCTGTCGGGGCCTCGCTAGCGACGTTTTCCGTCCCTTGCTCGATTACTTCGTCTGGCATAAATCAAAACTGTGGCTGCGGCGCCGCGGGCGGGACGCCGCCCATTGCGCCCGGCGGCGGCATTCCGGAGCTCGGCATTGCTTCGCCTGGCTCGGCGGCCTCGGCGGCCGCACCGGACGCCATGCGGTCCAATTGCGCCTGTAATCGCGCCATGTCGACGCGCATGAAGGCGATGTTTTCCTGCGATTCGACGCTATTGTTCGCCGCTGCGATCTTCATGCGCTCGATTTCGAGCTTTGTGTCTGCCTCAAGCGCCGCTTGGCGGTCTGCCGCCTCGATCTTCATCTTCTCGATGCGTTCGTTCGATTCGGCCTCGATGGCTTTGCTGCGAATGTCGTCACTCAGTTTGTTGAGTGCCTGGGTCAACTGCTCGATCTGCTGCGCCTGCTGCGCGTTCTGCTGCGCCAGCAGCTGCTGCGGTTTCTTGTCCGCGTCCTCGGTCAGGTTCGGGGGCATCGCGCGCCGCAGGCGTTCTGCGATCTTTTCGGCGCCCGCAAAGTTCAGGTTGTCGAAGACGATGTCGCCGGCCACCTGCATCAGTTGGGGGAAGTTGCGCGAGAGTTCGGTAACCTGACTCGCCGTTTCCTGCTGCTGGGTTTTGAACGACGGCCCGATCTTGAGGCGCACGTCGTATTTGCCGTTGGTCAGGTCGAAGCACTTCTCCTCGCCATAGTCGCCCGCAAACTGCTGGTTGACGGTGACGATTTCCTCCTGCATGTCCTCGCCGAGAATCCGCACCTGGCGCGGGGTGTCGTAGATCTTCGGAATCAGGTCGCAGAGGATGACGCCGCACTGCAGAATGGCGCGGTTCAGGTTGTCGACGAAGTGGAAGTTCGACAACTCCATCTGTCCCTGGCGCCGCTGGATTGCGATGCCGGAAACCTCGTTCGACTGGCTGCCGAGGCTGGCGTCGTATACGTTCGTCGTCGCCTTGATGTCGTCAGAGGCCTGCGCGGCGCCGATGGAGAGTGCCTGGATCGGCGGCTCTGCCAGATTGCGCTGCGGCATCGGGACCGGATTGCCCGCGATATCGAGAGGCTCGTACTCGAGGTAGGCCCACGGCACGGTGTTTGCGGTCGCCCACCGGGGATCCTTAAACGCGCCTTTGACGCCCACCCAAGGCGCTTTCGTTCCCAACATCACCGTTTCGGCCTCACTCGAGCGGTAGAAGTTGTACAGCTTCTGCGGGTCGCGCGCGAACCGGATCAGTGAGAAGAGATAACGCTTGTTCTCGATGTACATCTCCTCGCCGAGTACTGCGAGGATCGGGATCCACTGGCCTTTCCAGTCGGTTTTATCGAGGACTTCGACGCCGTTCAGCCGGCACATTTTCACGTGGCGGATCTGGTCTTCGCGTTCGATGCGGTCGCCATTCTCATCGACCGCGAACTGTATGCCCGGCGGCAGTTCCGCGGGCATGTCCTCAAGATACTCGTTCGTGACCTTGCCATCGGGCCACTGGATCGCCACCAGTGTTTTGGTTTCGTTCTCGATATACCAGTACCGCGCCACCAGCACGCCGTCTTTGCCGATCCACTCCGGGGCCGGGTTGGTGCAGCCCTCGTAGAAATGCATCTGCGCGACTTCGGTGTCGCCGAATTCCGCCCTGTACTCGTCCTTCGAAATCCACTCGAGTTCGAAGGCCCACTTGGCGTCGGACTTGTCCGCTTCGCGCGCATACGGGTCCATCAGCACGCTGAACGGGTTCAGGATGCGTTCGATCCTGATTTCCTGGTCGAACGTCTTGTTGCCACAGTATTTCGTCGTGACCTTGAAATAGCCGAAGCCGCCCTTCGTCGATTGATCCAGCGATGTCTCATAGACCTGATCGGCTTTGCTCGCGTACTGAATGTGCCGGATCATGCCCTCGTACACTTTGGCGGTCGCCGGATCGCCCTTACTGTCGACGGGCAGCGCCTCGAGGTCCGGTTTGTTCATGCGGGCCTGGTTGGCGACCTGGTTGATCGGGCCGGTGAGCTTATTGAATGTGAGACAAGGCCGCTTATTCCCGTGCCCCATCATGTTGCGCCGGTTCTTGTCGTCGTCGTCCCACTGCTCGCCGGCCGCAAATTGCAGGTCGATCTTGGCCTCTTTGCGGATCTCGCGTTCGGCTTCCTCGGCGAGTTTGTAGCGCTCGCGTGCCGTTGCGATGAGGTCTTTGTCGGACTTACTGGAAGCCATCGGTTACGATAAAGCTCATGGGCTTTAGCCCCACATATGCACTAAATGAGCCGCTTCTCGTTGGTGAGGAGTTCGATACGATCAATGGCCGCGTCCGCATCGTCGCCGAGCTAACACGAGATGAATACTTTGCGGATTTGGAGAACAGGCGGCAATGGAATCGTGATCGAGGCATACCCTGGCGCGCCGGAAGCTATACCCCAGATACAAAAGAGTTCAAACCAGGTAAAGAGATTCCGCCTGAGTTCCAATACTTCTACCGGGTTGAGCCGGTGAGTTAAGGCTGCCCATTTCCACCGTTCATTAAATCCCGTAGCGTGCGCTTCGGCTTGCCCGCGGTGTGCAGTGCGATCGCGACGGCCTGCTTTTGGGGGCGGCCGGCGGCCACCTCTTTGCGGATGTTCGAAGAGATCACCGCCTGGCTCTTGCCCGGTTTTAGTGGCATGTTATTTCCGTTTCACGACGCGCACGTCCCTGAAACCCTCGGACTGCAGACCCGCGGCCTGCTTGCGCACCGCGTCGTGGATACGGCGCACGTCCGCGGCGGCCACCGGCTTGGCCCGGCCCTGCTGCGCCTGCAGGCAGGCGCCTATCGGAGCATCGATCACGCGCGCCGCAAGCTGGGCGCCGTGCTTCTGCGCGATCGTGGCGGCCGCCTTGCGCACGGCCGGGTTGCTGCCCGTCGTGTCGAAGACGACGTTCTTGCCCGCGGCCAGCGCAGCATTGATCTCGCTGTAGGCCTTGTGGAGCGTGTCTCCGGGCGACAGGCGCCCGCGTGCGCCATCGGTGGTCACTACGTGCGCTCCGGTGCCCTTGGCGTAGGTGGACTTGCCCGAGCCGGGCGCGCCCATCAGTACGGTTAATTTCGCCATTCTTTTCGATTCTTTTCGGTTCTTTTCTGCACGACGCAACCAACTGAAACTAGGACGGATAAGAATCCGCGGCTAATTCTTTTCTGATTCTTTTCTGAACTCCGCGGCGAACGCCTCTTCCGCGATCACGTCGCGCGCGCCGAGCAGGATCTGGCCTTCCGGCGTGTCCAGCGGGATCTCGAGTTCGTCCCGTTGCAAGGTCACATGCTCCCTACAAACTGTGGTCATTTCGCGACAGTTCAACGCCTCATCCCATCCATGAACCGCCGCCCCCGAACCCACGCCCCAATTCCTGCTCCGCGGCCGGCGCCTGCGGCGGCACGAACGCCGCGAACGTGAGCGCCAGGGCATCACCGTAGTCCGGGCTTGCGATCCCGCGCTTCACCATGTCCGCTTTGGCCTCGATCACCAGCTGCTCGGATTTGTTGAGGTGGTAGCCCGGGCCGGTCAGGTCCGTCTCGAGGATGTTGTCCGCGGGAATGGCGCCTTTGAGCAGCCACTCTTTCATGCGGCTCCACATGTAGGCCCGCATGTTGGCCTGGTGGCGATCGTGGCTGGGCGCGCCGAAGTTGACCTCCATGACGTTGTCGAAACCCATGCCGCGCAGCCGCTCCACGTAGGGCGCGCCGAAGGCAGAATCCACAAACATCATCGCGACCCGGTGAGAGGGCCGCTTGTCGCTCAAAATCTCCGTCAGTTTCGCCATCATGACGCTGCGGTCGCGCGTGTCCTCGCCCGAGATGCGGATGGCCGGGACCGACACCGCGTCCAGCCCGCGCCGGAACGCGATCACGTTCCAGGCGCCGGATCCGCCGGCATCGCGCCGGGCAGCGCCGCCGTCGCCGCCGTCACTGCGTGCGCCGGCCATGCTGAACATGCCGCCGCGGCCGGCGACGTCGAAGCCGGCGACCAACGGGTCGTCAGGGAAACTGGCCGGCTGCCGCTGCTGCGCCTGCCAGACCCGCTCCTGATCGATGTACTGCAGTTCGCCGGCGCGCGGCGCGATGCCGCGGACGCGCACCCGGACGAAGTCGGAATCCTCGCCGTAATCGGCGATCCATTCGTCCAGCAGCGCCTTGTTCGTAAACTTCGCGGTGCGGCTGTCGATGATCTTCTGCTTCCACCGGTCCCGCTCGCTTCCAAACACGATGCGATGAAACTTGCCGGTGTTCCTGGTCGGGTTGCCCCAGGCGAAGATCATGGGTTCGCCGTCCGTTAAGCCGCCCTCGGCCGCGTTCCAGATCTCGTCCGGGATCGCCGAGGCCTCGTCGAAGAGATACCAGCTCGTCGACCGGGCCGCATGCTGGCCGTGGAAGGCCTCGGAGTTTTCCCGCCGGCAGGTCTGCGCGGTGACGAACCAGGACTCCGGGGCCGCCTTCGCCACGATCTTTTCCTGGCCCACCACAAACCAGTGGCCCGTGATCAGCATGCGCGTCCACTTGAGGATTGCCGGCCAGGTCTTGGTGCTCAACTGCGCGAACGTGTTGGACGTGATCGTGCCCTGCGAATTCGGGCGCGTGGACATGATCCAGTTCGCGAGCCAGGCGGAAGTGGTCGACTTCCCGATGCCGTGCCCGCTCGAGATGGCCTGGCGGATCGGCCCCACCGCATTCAGC